CCGCCGGATAGGGTTCCGCGGTAAAGTCCTCCACGGTCAACTCGCCGCTCACCTTGCCGGCATCCCACGTCACGTTTCGAAGTTTGAAATCGGGGAGTGGCTGTTCGATCACGTCAGGCGCCGACGCAAGAATGAGTTGCATAGTCACGGTGGGCGGCGACGTGATCGACCGGATCGCCTGTGCGATCTCCCGGGAAACGTTGTCGATCGTCAGGCGCGCACGTGGCGGGGCATCCTCCCGGCTATCCGCCCAAACGGGGGTAAACGGAAATGCAATAAACTCGTTTCCGTTACTCGTAATATTTTCCGTGTTGTTAACGAGGCGGATCGGCGGGCTAATGCTGGGATGACTGATCGTCAGTAGGACCAGCGGAACCTCGGGAGTATCTGCGGCGAACGCAGCCTCTTTATATGTGGTCGAAACGGTCACGGGGTGTGACTCGTAACGATCTCGGCGAGCCGCAAGATCGCGTTAGGTCCGTTGCCGAGCAAGTGAATTTCTTTATACGACAGTCCGTCGATAATCCCGACAATCTCGCCCGCTGAAAGGCCGCCGCGTTCCGCCAGTCGCTCCAATGACTGCCCGTGATATTCCAGCGCGCGGGCGCGATATTGCTCAATGATTTCCCACGGGAACGGCAACATGCCTTTCGGCGACAATATCGGCATACCCTTCTTACTCACGGTAGCTTTTCCAGGCTGATCGAAACGCGGTAAAGCCGATCGTCCGGATCTTCCCCGGGGCGAACTAGAGTGTCTTCCGGCTCGTCCTTGAACCGCAGCGTCGCCGCAGCGTCCGTTACCGGGTCGATCCAGTCGAACGATGCGGCGCCCATCCCGAGAGTGTCGTTATAGAACGTGTAGAAGATCGTCAGTTCCGCGCCGGTCAGGTAAAGCCCGCCCTCGTATTCCTCCACGACGGCGGTAAAGCGCGCGCGCTGTTTTGCCGGCCCCGTGTCCATTTGGGAGCGTATCTTGCCCGGCTGGCGCTTACGGGTCAGCGACGCCAGCAGGCTTTGCGGGAGGGATGGGGGCCAAATCGCCATTATCGGGACGCCAGTTTAGGGTTGAGTTTGTCGAAGCGGTTTTGCAACGCGCGCCCCGTTCGGCTACCGGGCGTGTTGACCGCCTTCGCCATCGCTTCGTCAATGACGATATCGACCTGTCGCCCGCCGGGTCCGTCCGACTCCCGCTGTTCCACCTTCGAACCCGGCGGGGCGTAGACGTTCACGGTGACGTCGCCGCCGCCGCCGCCCATGATATCGGCGGTTTCCTCGGCGCTAAAGATGCGCGACGGGCCGGTTGCCTCTAGCTCCGGACCGTTCTCGCCGACGATCCGGAAGCCGCCGCGGTGATCGCCACCCTTGGCGAAGGACGCACCACCGGACCCGGGCGTTCCGGTTCCTGTCGTGACGCCCGCGCCGCCGCCGAAGAAACTTCCGAAATCGAGTCCGCCAATGAAGTTACTTCCCGCGTCGAGAAGCGGTTGCAGCACGAGTTGCCGTAGCAAGATGCGCGTAATATCATCAAGCAATCCTTGCAACACGTCGGAAAGCTTACCGCCGGCAATAACGGCTTCCTCAAAACTACTCGTGAAGGTCATACCAAGATCTTTAACGAGATCAATCTGGCTCTTTAGTGACTCGTCGGACTCGTCTAGTTCCTTCTTCGCGGCGGCAACCGCAAGCGCAAATCGTTCCTGCCCGATATGCGGTTTAAGTTCGTTCAGTCGCGCAATTTCATCGTTGTATTTTTCAAGCGGGGTCTGTGTGTCCTCAAAGACCTGTTCGACGTCCTTAAGGCTGCGCTTGAGTCGCTGGCTTTGTGTAAATGCGGCTTCCCACTCCTGCCCCGCGTCAGTCGTAAGATCTATGTTTTCCTTTGTCGCGGCAGCAGAAAGCTCAAAACGATCGGTCAACTCCTGAACCGCGGCGCCACCATCTTTATAGGTGCCAATCAGCAAACTCATTTCCAAGTTTGTGTTGAACAGTTCGGTCGATAGCTTCTGGATGCCCGACGTATCGGGGGCAACGGTCAACTTCGCCTCAAGCTGTGTCGCGGATTGCTCTACCGCTTCCGCCGCCGACAACGCCTCTTTACCGAACGCCTGCCACACAAGCGCACCGGCACCAAGCGCGATCACCAGTTTTGCAATTGCGCCCAACACTGACTTGGACGTGACGGTATTTAACAATGTCATTCCGCGAACCGCCGTGATCGTGGCGAGCGTGAATTGCACGACTGCGCCCGCAAGGGCGAAGAAGAACGTCGCGGCTTTAAGCGCGATCAGCGCGGTAACAGCCGCCGCGATGCCGCGAATGTTCTCCGCAGCGAACCGTGCCGCCGCGGCAACTCCGCGCACCGCCTGCCCCAACGCGGCGCCAAGGTCACGCGCGAGGTTCTTGGAACCTTCCGCCGCGGCGGACATTTCCCGCGCGACGTCCGCGACCGCATCGGCAAATCCACCCTCGCCGATCTCATTCTGAAAGACGGTGAACGAGTCTTGCAGGTTACTTAACGCGCCTCCGAGTGTCTTAGCCTGTTCCTCCATTGCGCCGGCAAACTGTACGTCACCAATATCACGAAGGTATTTTTGGATTTCCTCGGCGTTCTTACGGACAGTAGTTGTCACACCTTGGAACGTGAACGATACCTTATTTCCCTCTTGTTTTGCCTTTATACCGAATTCTTTAAGTCGTTCGAATTCATTGGTCGACGCGTCCGCGACCGCCTCGATAAAGTCGTTCAGCGACTTCCCCATCGCCGACGCGGTATTGCCGTAGGATTGCAACGCAGCTTCGGACGGGTCCAATCCCAACGCCTTCAACTTGATGAAAGCGCCCGTTACCTGTTGAAGGTCGAAGGGCGTCGTCGCGGCAAATCGCTTGATCATGGTGAATGCGGCGTTCGCCGCCTCGACCGACCCCGTGACCGTCTTAAGAGACGATTGGAGACGCTGAAATTCCGCGCTCGTTTGGATGATATTTCGCAGCACCAGGCCGACGCCAAGCCCGGCGATTGCGTTGCGAAGGGAGAACAACCCGCTCGTGACGGACTGAATGTTGGTCCGGAACTCACCGAACGCGCGCCCCATCGCGCCGGTAGACTGTCGCACAGCCTTCCGCGCCCGGTTCATGTCGCTTTCGAATTGCGCCGCGTTGGCTGAAAGCTCTACGCGTAGTGCGCCGATCGGTTCAGCCACGGGTTAGCCTCCCGCCAAACGCAGCATGAAGCGCAATCACCTTTGCGCGCAATGCGTCGGGTGTCTGTGATTTGGGTGCGGGGCTATCGAAACGGCGCATAAGCTTACCGATATCCGGAAGTTTCTTTTGCCGGGCGAAGGCTGCCGAATGCCACGCGGCCCACAGTGCCCGCTTGTACTCGCCGCTATCCTTCTCGGCCGCCGCCTTGTACCATTCGAAAGTTTCGAACGGCGTAAGACTCCAAAACTCAGCCGGTTTCAGCCCCCAGCGGAACGCTTGCTGCCGCGCTTTCGCGAGGAAGTCACCGCGCTCCGCTTCGGAGGGTTTCCACCGGTAGCGACCGGCGCCTCCGGTTTCCCGTGAAACGACAGGTTCAAGGCGATCATTACCGCGTTGATCGTCGGGACGATCGGGGGCGCCGCGCGCTTCACTTCTTCGGGCGTGATCCCAAGGCCAATTGCCACGGCTTTTGCAATCGTCTCAAGATCCATCTTTGCCATAGACTTCGAAATGTTCGCGTCGAAGTCCTGCCCGAACTCGGCGATCAGCTTCGCAACAGCGTCCCAATCGTAACGAAGCGTTCCCAATCCGGAAACGCTCGTCTCTCCGCGATATGCGTTAGGCAACGGTCGGCGCCCCGCCGACCTTGAACGACACGTCAATCGTCGCGCGGTCGTCCAACGGCGTGTTGATCATGTAGCTAATCGGCGTTCCCTTGAACGTCCACGTCATCACCGGAGAGCCCGGGAAGGTGATCCGCCAGTTGCGCGACACCGTGTCATTGATGAAGTCGTTCAGCAGACCACCCGACGCGTTGCCCTGCGTCGCGTTGCCGGGAACGTAGTTCATCGATGCCGTGAATTCCCCGCCGTCTTTCAGACCGGGGATATACTCACGGAAGCCGTCGGGGCTGTTGGTATGCGTCGCCTCGACTTGATCCTTGGTCATCGACGGCGTTGTCAGGTCGATGATCTCGGCGACTTCGGTAAACACTTCCGGCGACGCGCCGTCGCCGCGCGACAGCTTTACGCCAAAGCCAATAATCGCTTCGGTTTCCATTCGTCACTTGCTCCAAACGTTGTAATCGGCGGTTCGCCGGTAAACGATCGCCTCATTATCGTATAGATCGCGAGCGCGAACAAGGAAAATACCTTGAACGTTTCCAACGCTATAACCGTTCAGAGCGGTCTTGACGGTCCGGTGCAGGGTATTGAGCGCCAGGTAGGTTCCGGCGAAGCTGTCGACCTGAACCTGACCGTCAGACAGGCCCGACTCGCCGTTGTGCGTCACCATGTCAAGCTCGGAAACGACGTTCAGCACCAGCGCCGGGAACGTCGGGTTCTGCGGCAGGATACCGGGATAGATGCGATCGCCGACCAGCGCGGTAACGGTGCTGTCAGTGAGCAACGCGTTGATGACGGCTTGAATCATCGTCCGAGCACTCTCTGCGCAGTCTTGGTAAGCGTGCCCTTCTCCGCTTTGCGCGCCAAGGTGCGCGCCGCTTTGGCAAGCGCAGTCCAAACTTCATCGGCAAAAGTCCCCAAGACAATGTTCTTTGTCGACTCCCACGCGGGACGCAGGAACGGGCGCGGCGGCACGAAAACCCCCGAAACATGGAACCACCCGAATTCGATCAAGTGCGCGTGAAAACCTTTCTTGCCGCCCGTGGTCGACGCGCCAATGAAAACCTCAACGGCGCCCGGTTTCGTGCGCCCCTTCTGTTGCGACTTTTTTAGCTGCGTCGATATCTCGACTGAGTCTTGAAGGTTGCCCGTCTTACCGCGCGGCGCCAGCGCAATCGCGGCCTCTTCGGCAGGCTTCGCAGCCTTCAACAGCGCGCGGCGCAGCACGCCCTTCGCCGTCGCCTTGGGAAGCTGTTTCAGCGCGTTGTCCAAGTGCTTCGCGCCGAGTATCTCGCCGCCTACGCTGTGCATGTTACGGGGCGCCATCTACTCCGCCCTCGCCTGCGCCGCGATCAGTAACCCATCGCGCCGGCCTAGCTCGTGCGTCGCGTGGATATCCCAATCCCGCCCGTCATAGACGATCCGGTTCAACGGCCCGACATCCGACCGGTAGCGGATGCGAAACACCTTGTCCGTCTTGGCGATCAGCTGCTGACCAAAGAACCGTTCGGACCCGCCGGCCGTCTCGATAGCGGCCGGAATCGTGTCGGCTGTGTGGATCTTTGCCCACGTGAAAATAGGCGCGTTCATGGCGTCGCGACCCGTTTCGGTGCGCGCCTGAATCACTATTGAACGATCTAATTCACCGCTTCGCATGGCGAGACTATATCATACGTTCAAAGCGTTCGCCAGTGTTCCAATACCCAAGGGTGCCGACGCTGGATTTCCGCTTGACTCGGGTCGACCGGACCCGTGAAAAACACTATGCGGGCGTTATCCGGAAGACCCCAACTCACCACTTCTTTCTTGAAATTGTAAACCCCATCTTCCGGTCCCCAGGTAGGTTCGCGCGTCCCGAGGCATTCACCAATCCACGCCTGGTCTGTACCTATGTACCGCTGCGCCCTGGCGCGCGCGGCGTTCGGGTCGGCTATGAATTGGTCCCACACCTGTTGACGTGCCCCAGCGTTCATCATGATCATAGAGCCGCAATAAGGCGTGGGCGGGTTCACGTCTCGCCACGCAACGAACGGCTCGTCACGGTTGAACAAAGAATCGAGCGGCCCCGTAATCACGGTGTCCAAATCTAACCAGACAAACCGCTCACCAAGCCGCAATCCCGTCTCACGATCGAACGCCTTAAGACGGCGATAGCAGCCGCCGTCCCGCGCGAAATCGTTCCACAGCGGCACGATATCCACACCGGGGCCGTAGTTGGAATCTGGCTGGTCAGTCACTAGGACAAACCGATGCGGCATTGACAGGTTGCGCGCCACGCTCGCACGCAATCGACGCACATGATCCGCACCGTACCGAAAATGACCGTTCCAACGATAATTCGGATCGTCCCACAACCAAGTTACGACGCTTAACACTTCCATACGATTTCAACCTCGCCGGGTTTGGCGATCACCGTTGCGGAGATCGATCCCCAATAATTCAGCGCCGTGTCAATCCACCATTGCGCCGGCTTAACGATCAGATGCGGGTTGCGTCCGTCCGGTAGAAGCTTGGATGAATCCGCCCGCGTGGCGATCACCAGATAAACCGATTTGATCGCGAGGCTCTTAATGTGCGCCAAAACACTGTCGAGACAATTCGGCTCAACGTGTTCCAGCACGTCCCAACAAATCACGAGATCGGCGGGGCTAGGCAACTGAGAGAACGACTCAATCGCCGGGTCATAGAGCATAGCGCCAAGCGCCACGCCCGACGCGCCCTTGCCGCACCC